ATATTTTATTTTTAATTCTACAAATCTATCTGGGTCAAGACGATGCGTTATACTTTCAGTACTCCAATTGTTACGTGAATAAGTAATATAAGACGCACATCCCCTATTTATTTCTAAAAAATATACACTTGCATTAACATAAAATGGAGTCCTAGAAACTCCTGTTGTTTTATGAATTTTATCAAAGGTTTTAAGTATTTGATTAAATTCTTTTTTTGTTCTAGTTTGTGTTTTAATATAATAATTCATTTAATAATTTTTTAGTTGATAATTCTCCATATTTAAATCTAAATTCAGCAATATCTTTTTCTTTATTTACATTTGGTATAAAGATACGATTAATTTTGTATTTCTCACTAAATATATTTGAAAATTTCATTCCAGCTTCGTCATTGTCAAAAAATATTAATAATTTTTTGTATCTGTAATTTAATTTGTTAAAATTATAATCAGGTATCCATGATGATTCGTTAGTTGTTGATATTGCACAATAACCTAATCCGTTTAATACCAGTCTATCTTTTCTAGACTTAGTTATTATTAATAAATCTCCAGATTTGGGTATGTTTTTAATACCGTCAATTACTAAACCGTTAATATTACTCTTCCATTTGTCAGTTTTGCTAAATGGTTGATATATTTTACGTCTATAATATTTACCATCAAAATAATAATCTTGAGAGTATGCGTGCTTTTCTGCTATATTAGTTTTCCAATCGTTAAACCAATATGAGAATATAGGATAAGTCTCATCACCTAATAGTTTCCTATTAATTCCGTAACTTAACCAATAATCAGCGTCATGTTGTCGCCAAGGTCGTCGTCTTACATTTAAATGTAAGTCTCTAGTATGTTTTTCTACATCTATATCGTCTACAATTCTTGAATTTATTTGGTCTGTGGCTATATATGTGCTACCATATCCCATCAATCCAAGAGCCATATCTCTGTTAACTATATTTAATACATCTTTAAACTCTATACCATAAAGTTTCTTTAAGAACCAAATCCAATTTCCTGAGTCCTCAGAGCCTAAATCATTGTAAAGGGTCTCTAAGGTATCTTTAGAAACAAAAAGCCCCGCAGAAGCGTTCTTATCACTTCTGAAGGGCGAGTTTGTTACTTTCCCAATATCTAATTTGGGATAATAGAATTTGAAGATTTGATAACTTGATACTCTTTTTAAGATGTTGTCAATAGTTAAGTCATCTCCAAAATTTATCATAATTTATTAAAATGGGAGTCCGTCGTCTCCTGTGGTTTCTTCTTTAGTACTGTCTGTTGTTGTTTCAACCCCAGCTTTATCTTCTTCAGATAATCGTCTGAAATCCCATTTATCTTTGTCATTAAAGGTTAGTTTTGTATCATCATTTGAAACTACAGGTTTTTCTGCACCTTCCATAATTGCTTCTACAAAATTATTAAGGGGTATTTCGGTTCTTGTTTTAACAATATCCTCACCTTGCTCGTTTTGTGTTATATATTCAGACCCTTGTAACTTAAGTCTAAGTCGTTTATTTTTCCACATTGCGTCTAATGCTGTTGCCAATTCGACACTTGAAGCAAACGACTTATTTTGTAAAATATCTAACTTGGCTACAGCCGAATGAATATTTACAACTTTACGCATTGAAATTAGTTGTGACTTTGCAGTAAAATACATTTTTAATATTGTTGCATTTTTATCATCATCACCTGTTTTCTTTACTGTTAATTGAACAAACGCTGTTCCTGCTTGAGAATTTCCACTCTCCACTCCTACTATTGTGACATCGTTGTGAACACCATATCCAATAAAACTAGGTCTATCTACACTTATATTCTTAAAATCAAACATTTATATATTTATTTATTTTATTATTCATAATTATTAATAGTATCAAGTATCATAGCTAAATCATTTTCAATCTTTAACTCTTCAAATAAACCCATAGGGGTTTTTGCCTCTCTACCTGTACCGTCTTTATTGGTTAAAAAATAGTAATATGGTTTCCCATCTTTTATCTCTACATCAGCATAAAACTGATATGTTACATAACTTGGAATTTTTACCTTATTCTCTAACATTTTCCCTGGAGTATATAGATTCATGTGTCTAACACCATCTGAACCCATTGTTTCATTAGTATGACCTATCAATATTATTGTTAAGTCATCTCTAAAAGCCTCATCCTGTTCTCCAGCTAAGAATGATTTGTATGTTTCAACAGCTAATTGTCCCCATTTATCATATCCTGGGATTTTATCATCTTTCATTACTCTGTAATTAAAGTAATGTGATATATCCTCAACAACTATGGTTTTAATATGTAACTGTTCTTCATTTATTTTATTTAATGCGTGCTCTAAACTTTTAAATGTGTTTATTCGCGCTACATTTTTATTTTCTGTATTATATGCCTTAGTTCCTCCTTTAAAGGGTAAGGGCTTTGTGTTTGGACTAATCACAAACGTTGTTTGGGGGTCTAAATTTCTAAGGGATGTTGATTTTCCCGAACCAGATTCCCCGATTATTAATATTGTTCTTGACATTCTTCTTTATTTATTTTTCTACTTCACTGTTTTAAATAATATTTTGTATATTTCTTTAAATTGTCGAGATTATAATCATCTGCTTTTTTTGGTAACTCAAATAATTCCCCAGTTTCACCGAGAAATAATAGAGGGAATACGGTAAAAGCTTGCCCGTGTCTATTCTTTATTATATTCAATATAATTAATTTGTTTCCAAATCCTTTTCCTGATGCTGAATCTGCTACTTTAAATCCTAAGAAACTTGTTTGTCTCTCTCTTTTTGGACTTAATAAGCCTAATACAACATTGGCAGCATCAAATATGTCTGCTCCTCCTCTAAAATCACTATCTTTAGGTAATATATCATCGAGTCTAGTTCTTCCTGTAGAATTAAAAGCTCTATTCAATTGTTGTGTTACAACAAATGAGAACTTATATCTATTTCTAGCTCTAATCATAGTGTCAGCCATTGCTCCTAGCATTGACTTATCCGTTTGACCTGATGTATTTTTAACTAATGATATGTGGTCTAATATTACCATTATCAATTGGTTATCATCATTATCATCATACGATGTGAATATCTTTATTTCTCTGTTTTCTTTGGTTAGCACACTTTTCGTGTGAACTGTACCACTATCTTCTGCTAATTTATTCATATACATACTAAACGTAGTTGAATTCAATGTTGTATCTATAATTTTGACACAACTATTAAAGTCATCTATATATTGTTTAAACTCATTAGACTCTAACATTTCATTTATAAAGGGAGATAATTTATAATCTACCCAATAACTTAATAAATATTGTGAATCTACAAGTAACCCTTGCGTTTTATGTATCCATCTTGCTGCTAATTCTGCTATAATTTGAGATTCAGTCATTTCTAACGAAAAGTAATGTATTTCTAAAGGATAACTTTTATCTTTAGCTAACCAATCGTCAAATACAGTAAATACAAATAATTCATTAATTACTTTGGACTTACCTGCTCCTGAACCTCCACCTAAGAGATATAATCTCTCTCTCATAACGCCTGGTATATACTTATTAAATCTATCTAACCCAAAAGGGATACCTCGATTTAGTCCCGATATACCATCGTCTTTTATTTTTTTAAACTTTTTAAACATTAATTTTTACTTATCCTATGTCGATAGCTGACTCTTCTTCAGATTCATCTTCTCCTAGATATTCTTCCCATGCTTTTTGATTTATCCATGTATTAATATGCTTCATGTAGTTTAAACTATTTGTTCTTATTCTTATGTTAATTTCACTTTTAAGGGCTTTAATTATTTTATTAAATTCTCTAACATCTTTTAAATTGTTTTTTAATTTCTGAAAAGCTTTTTTACCTATTTGAGAATCATGAGACAAAGGTCTCAACAATCTACCGTTTGGTGTTTTTTTGGGATATGATTCCCATATTTCATTAAACAATTTATATAATTCTCTATCTGTACCAAATATATCATGTGATATATCTGTTAGGTACATACCGCTATCGTCACTGATTAAAAATCCCTTATTTATTAATTCTTTGATTTCATCTCTATGTATACGGTAGGGGTTTGTATTGCTAAATATTGCAGATAGAAAGTAAAATTGGTTCGGTGAAATATTATATTTTTTTAATATTTCTTTCATTTTACTTTATTGTATTAAAAGAATAGACTGCGTTATACAGTCTATTCTCATTATTTTGGTATATTATTTACCAAATATTGTTTTCAACATTCCTGTTGTTAATTCGATACCCTCTATGGTTAGTGATACACCATCTTTAGTGTCAATAATTTCTTCTACTTCGTTTGTGGATAAT